AAAACCATTTTAGAGGATCTTGAATTGAGATTTCATATTCGATCATCAACATATGTTCCCGATTCAAACGAAGCAGCATTCAGAGAGGGTCAACGCTCTGTTGTGCTGTTTATTCAAAATATGTTGGCAGAACAACCAAGCAGAGAGGACATAGCACAAAATGAATGAAGAAACCCAGGTAGCGGAGCCGACATTAGGTTCGACAACTCCGTCTGAAACGACATTCGATTGGAAAAATGAAATTCCCGAAGAAGTCAAAGGAAACAAAGTTTTTGAAAACCACAAGGATTTAGGATCTCTTTTAAAATCCCATGCTCACCAGCAAGCCATGATCGGTGCGGAGAAAATACCGCTGCCTGGCAGTAATGCTACAGAAGAGCATTGGAATGAGGTCTATACACGGTTAGGAAAGCCGACAGAAGCCAAAGGATATCAATTAGATGTTCAGATGCCCGAAGGACAAACAGCCGATGACGGACTTCTTAGCTGGTTCAGAGAGACATCTCATAAAGCGGGATTAAACAACAAGCAAGCGCAAGCAATGCTGAATGAGTATCAAAAGATCTCTCAATCACAAACCCAGGTCGATACTGGCAAGGTTGAGCAGATAAAGAATGAGGGCATTGACACTTTACAAAAAGAGTGGGGAGCAGCGTTCCAAGATAAGATTAATGTGGGTAATGCTACTATTGGTCAATTTGAAGCGTCGGATCTCACGCAGCTGCAATTAGCTGATGGTCGTGTACTTGGTGATCATCCAGCATTTGTAAAAGCATTTGTGAATGTCGGTGACTTTATAAAAGGAAAAATTGGTGAGGATAGCTTAGAAGGCGCAAAGACAACTGGTGCAATGACACCCGATGTTGCCAGAGCCAAACTTGCCGAGGTGAAACGACAGGGCGGTCCATTCTGGAATAACAGAGATCCAGAGCATCAATGGGCGGTTCAAGAAGCCTTACGATTACAAGAATTTATTACACCCAGCGAGTAATTGACAAGCATTCGCCCGATTACTCAAGAGTGTATTAATAATTAGGATAGCCATTCGTGGTCCTGTGGGTGCAGACCCTATACTTTTTCGTCTAATTTTAACATTAGGTAGCGATACTAAACCCTTAATTTTAAACTAAAAAACGGAGGTACTTAAAATGAGTACACAAGTAACTACTGCTTTCGTTCAACAGTTTAGCAACAACATAACCATGCTTGCTCAGCAAAGTGGTTCGCGTCTTAGAGGTGCAGTTTCGGAAGAAGGTGTAACAGGCGAGAAGGCATTTTTTGATCAAGTATCTGCGGTTGCAGCTGTTAAAAAGACGAGCAGACACGGTGATACGCCACTCGTAGAAACCCCCCATTCGCGTAGAATGGTAACTATGGACACCTACGAATGGAGTGACCTTATCGATGATGCTGACAAAGTAGCAATGCTGGCAGATCCGACTAATGTTTATGCTAGAACAGCAGCAAACGCTATTGGTCGATCAATCGATGATGCTATTATTTCAGCAGCCACAGGCACATCAAAAACTGGAAAGTCTGGTTCAACATCAACATCTATGCTTTCAGCAAATACAATCGCTCATGGTTCAGCCGATTTGACCATTGCGAAACTGCTATCTGCAAAGAAAGCGTTAGACTTGAACGACGTTGATCCAAGTATTCCACGTTATATTTGTGTTGGTCCTAACCAGGTTGAAGCGTTGTTGGGTACAACCCAGGTAACAAGCAGCGATTTTAATACTGTAAAAGCCTTGGCATCTGGACAAGTGGATAGCTTTTTAGGCTTCAAATTCATTATATCTAACCGATTGGCAGTAGCTTCCAATATTAGAACGTGCTTCGCATGGGCTGAAGATGGGATAAAAATGGCAGTTGGGCGTGATGTAATGGCTAGGATAGATGAAAGAGCAGATAAATCCTACTCTACTCAAGTCTATTATTGTGCAACTTTCGGTAGCACGCGAATGGAAGAAGAAAAAGTTGTGTCCATCGCTTGCGATGAATCAGCGTAGGGAGATTGAACAATGGGTACAGTATATAGCGTTCAAAAAACTAAATGGGATCAAAACGATCCAGCTGATATGATTAAGCCAAATGAGATTGGTGGGCGAATTCGTGTTGCCTACGCTCTCTATGAAGCATCATCACTATCAGCGGATGAAGTGATCGAAATGTTCAATTTGCCAAATGGCGCAAGAATTCTCAAAGGAGAGCTTGTCCATGATGCAATGGGATCTTCGACTACTTTAAGTGTTGGTCACGCAGCGTACAACAATGCCGATGGTACGGTTGTTGCGCTGGATGTAGATGAGTTCAAAGCAGCAGCAGCGTCAACAAGTGTGACTACTGTGGATATTGCAGCAACATCAGCATTAGGCAGAAATACTGTCGTCGATGCGGATGAAACTGGAATGCCAGTAACAGTAGTTCTTGCGGGTGCAGCTGGTACAGGAACAGTTGAATTAACGATGTATTACGTCGTTGATTAATTTCTTC